TAGAAAATAATGTGAATAAAGCAATTGAAAAAGTAAAACCTGAAAATTATAAGAATTATTTGAACATGCTTACAATTTGAAAGAAGGAATAAAATTACACAGAAAATCATCAACGAGAAGGCGTAAATTAAAAAATTATAAATAATATACTTAAAAATTAGATGGTTTAAGTATATAACTGGTATGCGATTAAAAAGTGAATTATATAAAAAAGAACAAGATGAAATAATAGAACAGATTATTAAAATATTAAATTTAGAAAATAATAATACATATACCCTGCATGAATTAGACAATAACAAAGAGATCCAAATTTCAATAATGGAATTAATTCCTGAAATAAGAAAATGGTTTTCATTTAACGGAATTAAAGCAGTAGGAGAACCGAGTAAAATAAAAAGACCTTGGTTGTCTATAATAAAACATTTATTAAAATCAAAATATAACATAGAAAGCAAAGATTTTCAATTTACCGAAAACGGACAACATATTAGAACACACATTTATACATTTGGGTTGATTAAGTAGAATTTACTTATATTTGAATACAAAGCCTCTAGAACTCTTGTTTTTTCCTGATAGAACTTTTGAAATAACTGGTGTAATTCCATATTCCTTTTGTAAATATTCATTTGCATCACACGGATAAGTAAATGTTTTTATATAAGTTCCATCAATTGTAAACACATCAAATGGTTTATTTTGTCTTTGTGCATCTGATATTTTTCGTCTTTCATCCATATTTTCAAACCGTTTTTTCTGTGTTTCTCCGTGTTTCAATCTAGCGTCTGGATTGTCTTCATAATATTTTTTCATTATCTCACCTTGTTCTTTCCCAGCTTCAGGATGTTCTTTATGATATTTTTTTTGTGATTCTCCTTGTTTCAATCTAGCGTCTGGATTGTTTTCATAATATATTTTCATTCGTTCTCCATGTTCTTTTCCAGCTTCTGGATGTTCTTTATGATATTCTTTGTGTGCATTGCTCTGTTGTCGTCTTGCTTCTGGATTGTCTTCGTAATATTTTTTCATTCTCTCACCATGTTCTTTTCCAGCTTCTGGATTGTCTTTAAAATGTTGTTTCATTCGTTCTCCGTGTTCTTTTCCCAAGTTTGGATTGTCTTCAAAGCGTTTTTTCATTCTCTCACCATGTTCTTTTCCAGCTTCTGTATGTTCTTCATAATATTTCCTTTTTATTTCGCTCATTTGTTGTCTCGCTTCAGGATTGTCTTCATAATATTTTTTCTGCGAATCGATCATTTGTTGTCTCGCTTCAGGATTGTTTTCGTGATACATTTTCATTCTCTCACCCCATTCTCTTCCTGCTTCAGGATTGTCTTCATAATATTTCCTTTTTATTTCGCTCATTTGTTGTCTCGCTTCAGGATTGTCTTCATAATATTTTTTCATTCTCTCACCTTGTTCTTTCCCAGCTTCAGGATGTTCTTTATGATATTTTTTAAGTGCATCACTTTGTTGTTCCATTGCTTCGTTACTGTCCCAATATTTTTTCTGCGAATCGATCATTTGTTGTCTTACTTCTGGGTGTTCTTCATGATACACTTTCATTTTCTCAACCCATTTTATTCTATCTTCTGGATGTTCTTCGTGATACACTTTCATTATCTCACTCATTCGTTGAATTGCTTCTGGATGTTCTTTATGATAGTTCTTCATTCTTTTACTTTGTAGTTCCCTTGCTTCGTTATTTTCCCAATATTTTTTACTGCGTTCACTCATTTTTTGTCTATCGGCTTCCGTAAACACATACCCATTTATCCCATCTCCACCATAAGTCATATTATATCCATTCCCATTCATAAAATACGAATTATATTCTTGAATGTATCGTATTTCCTTTTCGCACAATTCTTCAATAGTATCTGCTGTATCAATTTCTATAAGTTCGAGATTACCTACCATGTCATATTTTCGTATCGCACAATATAGGTATCTATTATTACCTGATTTCGCTAAGTAATTATGCCCTTCAGTTCGTTGCTTCAATGAAGTAGTCGTTAATCCAATATAGTGCTTTCCGTTTGGAAATACGATTTTGTAAATAAACCCACAAGTAGACATGTTATATATAATATACTAACATAAAATGTCTATATTGAATTCAATTTTATAATATGTGCGTTAAACTACTTAAAATAAAATATTTAGGAATAGTATAAGGATGGAAAAAGAAGTAAATCCACCAACCGACTTTTTCAAAGGAATTAAAATTTCCTTGAAAAGTGTCTTGAAACATCCTGACATCAATTTACCTAAAATCACAAATGCCGTTGTCAAGTGTAATAAAATTGTTATTCAAACGCTTATGTTTATGAAACTTTTTTTATTAGACCATTATGATAAGCATAATAAATTACCAACCATTAATGACGAATTCATTAATTCTTGTATGAAAATATTGTGTAATGAAAAAGCAACTGGAAGACCACCTAAAAAAGAAATCAAAGAATTAAAAGATACTTTGAGTGCATTTTACAAAACCGATTTTCAACCGCTAATTCAAAATGAAAACTTGGATTATACACATATGAATACCATTTTAGATTATCTTACTATTGATATTCTTACGATGTATGAGAATAACATCAAATTTCATTATGTAGAATATGTGGAACGATATGTAAATGTTGTTTGGAAAAAGAATTTTATTGTAATAAATAGAAAAATGAATATTACACAAAAAGAAAAGGAACAACGAGTAAATAAATTATGTAGTCAATTGCGAAAAATCAAAACCGATTTATTGAATGTTACCGAAGGTTCTAAAAACTACAAATCACATACCATGTATCATATTTGGATAAACCAACAAAACAATTTATTACGCCGAATAAATCTACATACAAAAAGAATAATATTGTTTATGATTTGATGTGTAGCCCTTTTGATTATTTTCCTTGTATGATTGTTATGATGAAACCAGTTGAAAGAGAAGAACAAACAATTAGTAATGTATTTCCTATGCGTAGCGAAATAATACCAAAACATATAAGATTAGATACAACTACATTGGTGCATCTTCTTATGACGAAAAAACAAGGAATTAAAAGTGAATATTTAACAAAAGGAAATTTGAAACGAAATGAAAATAAAATATGGGATTTCTTTTTTAGAACAGAACGAAAAATGTTTCATAAAAAGCATTATGAATTTCATCATATGATAGAAACAGATGGAATAAGTTGCACTTTGTTGCTATTGCGTAAGGATTTAATAGGAAAACGACTACCGATGATGAAAAAAGGTTTATCAACTGAAACATATATTGATGAACTAACCGATTATACTCAATTACAAAACAAAAAGATTGTAGCAATAGACCCTGGATTGTGTGATTTAATTTATTGTGTGGATGCTGATAATAAAGATGCTAACAAATTTAGATATTCGCAAGACCAACGAAGAAAAGAAACCAAGAAAAAGAAGTATTCAAAAATTCAATTGGAATTGAAAAGGGAACAAATTAATGGTAAAATAATTATAGAATGGGAAACTGAATTATCTAAACTAAATAGAAAATCACTCAATATTACAAAATTCAAGGAATATATCAAAAAGAAGAGTGAAATAAATGCTATGTTATTCCAGTTTTATGAAAAATATATTTTTAGAAAATTACGATTACAAAGTTATAGAAATACCAAGAAAAGCGAACAGAAAATGATTAACAATTTCAAACGCATTTTTGGTAATGAAAAAGATGTTGTTGTGTGTTTTGGAGATTACGAGCAGAAAAAACATATGAAATTCAAAGAACCTACCAAAGGGAAAGGAATGCGAACCTTGTTTAGAAAAGCAGGATTTCAAACTTATTTAGTGGATGAGTTTAGAACAAGTTGTAGATGTTCTAAATGTGAAGTGGGTATTTGTAAAAAGACGATGGTTAGGGAAAATCCCAAACCATTTAGAAGCGGTAATGTTTTAGTTCATGGACTGATTTGTTGTAAAAACGGATGCGGTTATTGGAATAGAGATGTTAATGGTGCAACAAATATTTATAAAATTGCTTATAATGCGATAAATAAAAAAGAAAGACCAAATTATTTATCAAGAAGCAATAATACTTCAACTGGTTTAGACGAACCAGTAAAATCAAAATTTACATGCCTTGAAATAGGCAAACCTTGTTGATTTTTAGTGGGTTTTGTCCCATTTTAAATCTTCAAGGATGTAAATATCACATATATATAAGAGAATGTGTTTTATTGATTGTTTTACTAGATTATTCTCGTCTAAATCAGATAAGGTAAGCACAACACCTAACAGAATGTCAGATGAAAAAAATACCGATACTATTCGTCAAAAATGTCATAGAGAGAGGGCAATTCACGTGATAAAGTCATATAAGACTGACCTATTGAAGCAATATAGGATAACTTTGATGAGGGAATTTAGGAGACAATCGCTAAAGGAAAACGCGATAAGGGAACACACTGCTCCATAGTGGCGAAAAAAAACATACAAACAAGGCTTAGTAGATGATGCAAAAAAAAGAAACAACACACAAAAAGTAAAATATTATTCGATATTATAGATAATAAGTAATGTGGCTTTTAGACATATTATTTGGTCCTAAATTAAGCATATCAATATCAAATAATAATACTATTATCGGAAAATGCACATCAAAACACGAGACAGAAATACAAGAATATTCACGTTGTAATGAATTACCTTATGGGTCTGGATGGATCTTAATAAGTGATACAGAAAAACAAGAGACAATCGATGTAGAAAAACATGAGACCAATGATCAAGCTGTATTACTACCAGTCGATACTATGGTTTGTGAAAAAATACCTAAACATAAGTTTATTAAAAAAAACAAGAAAGGCAGAAAACGTTAGTGGACGAGGAAAAAAATGCACATAAAAAAAGTAAAATCTCTTTTGATATTGTATATATAAAAAGTAATGGGCTTCTTTAGTAATTTGTTTAGTTCGAATCAAAATAATGCGAAAGCAAAGATGGATGCAGCGAAAGCAAAAAAGGCTGCTATTACTACAAATTGCGAAAATCAACATAAGGCAGTTGATGCAGAAATAGACGAAGCATCAAAAGAAGGAGCATCTAACGACGGAGCATCTAACGACGAAGCAACAAAAGAAGAACTACCCGCTGATACACAAATTCCTGTAACTGGCGGAAAATCATGCAAACGAAAGTTTAGCAAAAACTTAAGGGTGGTAAAAAAATACGCACAAAAACGTAAAGGATTTAGAAAAAATGCGCGCAAAAACAAGGTTAACTAAATAAAAATATTTTCTGACATTATTATATAATAATAATGTCGGAACCAAATGAGGAAACGAAAACTATCGATTTTGAAAATACAAACGAAGGAGAAGATAATATTGGCAATACAGAAGAAGTTAATCCTACTGCCGATATAAAAGAAGGAGAAGGTAATCTTGGCAATACAGAAGAAGTTAATCCTACTGCCGATATAAAAGAAGGAGAAGGTAATCCTGTCGATATAAAAGAAGAAAAAACTAACTATATTACGGGTGAAAACCCACAATTAAATGCCGCATCAGGAAGCGAAATTCAAGTTTTAAATAAAGAACAAAGTATAAAAATTTCAAATTTATTATCACATAGCGCAAGTGAATTGAACACATTAAGTATAATGATGAAAACAGGTAACCTAAGTATAGCCGACATTTCAGAAAGACTTCTCGCTACTGCAGCCAAATTAACAGACGAAAACCCATTTAAGGGTGGTAAGAGCAAACGAAAAGCATATAAAAATAAGAAGAAAAACAAGACTAAGAAGGGTGGTAGAAAATCAAAAAAAAATCAAAAGAATAAAAGATAAATTACTTATCGTTATTGGTAACACTATCACGGAGTAACTCATTTCTTAAATTGACACTAACACTATCCGAAATTTCACGATTTTCAAAATCAACCGTTTCCTTAACTCCAATCAATTCTCCATCTTCGTTCAAAGTTTGCGTAAGAACATTTCCACTCTTCTTAGCGAGTTCAATATTTTCCTTGATTGCCTTTTGTTTTGTATCTTTGACTCGGCGTTCAAATTCATCTTTGGCTTGTATTTCATTCTTCAATTTCTCATGATGCAATTGATTCAACTCGTCTTCCATGAACTCAATGCGCCCAGTCTTGTATGCATCTGGGTCCCAAGGCATCCACATACCTACTGGACCTACGAAAATGTCGTGATTTGGGTCAACTTCGCGTAACTTCTTACATTTCATCTCTGCTTCATCTTGGGTCGGAAAGACACCGCGTAACTTCATACCACGCACTGAAGTCTGAAATGCATTAGCACGGTTGAACTGCTCGTTGAGTTTATCCTCATTTTTCTCCATATATGTTTTGAAATCATCATCCACTCCACTTTCTTTAATCTTTAGATCCTCTTCTTTTACAAACTCTGTAAAATCCGCCATGACATCCTCTACCTTTAGGTGATATTTATACGATACAAAATTTACAAAGTCTATAGATTTTTCCATGCATTTAGAGAAATCCCATTGTTTTAAAAACTCACCGAATATATAATTTTCACGTTTTTTAAGTATTTTTTCGGGAGACACGAAAGATATACAAGCAAACTTTTGACCTGCAATTGGAGGGTCTTCATCGCACAAATCGATGTATTTAGAATTTACATCGCCATTCTCAAGATTCTTTCGCTCAAATAAAGACATTTAGTATATATACTTATTAGATGCGCATTTATTTAAGTGTTTTAAATTGAATAATATATTATAGAATTATTTTATTATACTATAATATATAAAAGGATGTCTGTTATCGATTTTAGTGAACTACTTAAGCGTGCTATTAAGTACATCGTTGAAGGTATTATGGTTGCTATTGCCGCTTTCGCCATACCAAAGAAGCAACTCAATGTCGAGGAGGTTGTTGTTATCGCATTGACCGCAGCTGCCACATTCTCAGTTCTAGATGTATTTGTTCCTTCAATGGCTGCATCTGCACGCGGTGGTGCTGGGTTCGGTATAGGTACAAACTTGGTAGGATTCCCTCGTGTTGGAATATAAATGCAAATATTCATGTAATACTTATTACTACATAAATATTTCGTTTTGAATGAATCAAACAGTAGGATAATATTCCCAGTCAAGATCTTTACATACTTTAGACCATATTTGGTCTTGTTCCAGTTGTTTTTCCCTATCCTTCATTAGTTGAATGTAAGGTAGATATTGTGTTTGATCTAAGAG